ATCTACCGTGAGACATATAATGAATTCAAAACAGCCATTGGTTATTCAATAGCCATAAAATGTTTAGAGCTATTCATTTCATCAGGTAGAAGTAATCTTATGGAGCGTAATGCAAAATTAAGCTTTCAAACGCTCAAAGTGGAGTTGGAAGGTGCCCGGAATGACAACGGGCATTTTATAGCCAAAGGTATTGTTTACAAAAAAGAAAGAGCAATCCAAAAAGCGCAAAGAATAATATTCCCCGATCCTGTAGTGGTTATCGGCGATAGCATTTGGTAAGTATGAAGTATACAATTGGTAATATATGAACTATACAATCACAGACCCTAAAGGCATTGACTTTCCGATTCAAAAGATTCAAAACTATCTGTTTGACAGATTGGATTGGGGCGATATTGCTGTTTATGGCCGGGTCCATAAAAACCCATCCAGGCAAAAAGGAATACTGCTTGAAGCGTACATTGGCCATGATGAGTATAAAGATGTCTTTACGGACGATACTAAAAATGCCACTATCTTTTTTGTAGAAGACGATGTGCATACGACCAAAGAAGGGATCGTATTTTCAAACAAGCTCAAAATAGTGTTTATGGTCAACTTAAAAAAAGTATATCCGGACATAATGCACAGGGCCGATATGGAAGCCGAAATAAAAGCGATCGGGATCATTAGAAAAAGATCCGGCTTTTCATTTGAAAAACTGGAGAAAGGTGTTAAACCATGTTTAGGGGAATTTTATACCGAAGGCATCAAGCTTAATGATATGCAGCCCTATCATACCTTTTCCATTACAGGGGAAATCACCTATCAGGTAAGTTGTTAATTAAAAAAAATAAAAAATCATGGGAATCCATTTAGAAATCTGCAATAGCGGAAAATCAAAACCAAGAAATACCGGAGCAAACGAGCAGTGTTTCGAAGGCATATTGGAAAAGTTATTTGTGGCCAAAAAGCACTTTAGGTTTGCCAGCCTGGAGGCCATGAAAGATGTAACAGTTTGGAAGACTGCCATTCAAAACAAAGATATTGTCCCACTGTACAATGCCTATGAAGTGGCGCCTGCCAATATTGAAGCCAAAAAATTTGAGAGTGGCAATTTCTCTTATGAAACGGCCAAAGCCATCAAGAAAACGACTTTTGAATGTTTTTTGGGTTTCTGCTCGCACAGGGCATTAAAGACGTATGCCAATTCAGAATACACCCAGGTTTTTGAATTAACCGACACCGGTGTCATTCTGGGTGTAAATACTTCAGATGGGAAGATAAAGGGGCAAGACGTCACTATTGCTGTAGATATCAGAACCATCCAGGTCAGTGGAAAGGTTCCTTTTACAAAGGTGACCCTTACCTACCGCGATTATGAAGAATTAGAAGATGGTGCAGTGGGCATCAAACCGGTATGGGACACCGAAACACAGTTGCAGGGAATATTTGATTTAAATTTAGAACAAGTGGCTGCCAATCCAACAACAATCAGATTCAAAGCATCAAGCGGGTGTAGCGGAGCAGGAGAATTGGTAACCTCTTTAGTTGCTGCTAACATTGTGGTTAAAAATGCTGTTGGTGCCATTCAGGCGGTTTCTTTCGTAGCGGCAGATGCTGATGGGATCTACACGATAACCGGTACCGGCTTTGCCACCGGCTTCACTGTTTCTTTAAACGGAGTTGTGGTACAAACTACCATCATGTATGAAAGTCCGGAGCCATTAATTATAAGTGTAGTATAATGAGTACTTATAAAGGAATTGAATTTGCAAAGGGCTATAATAAGTCCTTTGCGGAATTTAAAGAAGAGTTTGGTTTCACTCACATCTTTAACAATATCCACCCCAGCGAAAGAGAAAAAGAACTGCGAAAAGCATATAAAAATGCAAGAGATGGCAACCCTTCAGGAACAACTAACAAAAGCAAAGAAGCTGCAAGCCAAAAGCCTGCAAAATGATCTGTTCAGGTTTATAAAGCGCATCGAGAAGGAATTACTGGATAGAAATAAGGATCAGATAGTAAACGAAAGCAAAGATATTTTTGGCAATCCGATTGGTTTTTACTCGTATGCCATCGAAGTAATCTCCAGGGGGAGAAAGAAAAAAGGAGAACCATTTACGGGATATGAAACCGAGGATTTTTTCAAAGGATTTTACATGCAGGAAGTGGCTGGTGTTTTACGATTTGGTTCAACGGATCCGAAAACATCTAAAATACTCAGTAGTGAAAGCTGGTTATCCGATGAGCTGTTTGGATTAAGTGACGAAAATTTGAAGGAGGTGATCGAAAAGAGGTTATTACCATTCTTCATTGACAATTGCAGAGCGATATTAGCAATTTAGGAGTTACGATGTATGGCCACAACATACAGTTAAAACATTTTAGTGTTACCACTAATCAAAGGACCTTCTTACACTGTGTTGTGGCTTGTAAGGAGGTTTCTTTTATAAAATTTATTATACCATGACGTACAAAACCCTCGACACCATCCCCTATAAATTATTTGTAAAGATTTCAGAGACAGGCGATGTTTCCTTACTAAGTGAAACGGAAAAAGACATGGAAGTGCTTACAGGAATTTGGGAACAACTGTATGATGAGCACCTATCAAAGAACCAGACTACGGAATTTAAAAGAGCATTTAAATTATCCTAAGAGATAGATGGTTTACTGTCATTATACCACATTATTTTAGGTTGTTGCCATGCCTTAAGATTTGGTTTTGACCAGGAACTGTTTGACATGATTACAGGGCTTGGATACCAATTATCCTTTTCAGGTAATGGATCCTACTATGAAGATATTGAGCGTATTGAGCGGGAAGCCAATGCCTATATCATAAAAGCAGAAAACTATAAAAGCATGTTACCGGAAAAAAAAGGAAATGAAAACCAGGATTATAATGTCGATGATGTTTTGGCCAGCTATTCTGCCATACTGGGATTTAACATTGGCGACTTCAATGCAGTAACCTATAACGCATTTTACGGCTACCAGAAGCAGGTCAACTCAAAAATAAGAGCACTAAATCAACAAAATCAAAAATAATCCAAAAATAATCATGGCCAATCCAAAGGGAATTATAACACGCAGAGACATTATCGAAGATGAAGCTTTGAAATTCGGTGAAGTATATGCTGAAAACGTAAAAGAAGCCATTAAGCAGAATAAAATACTGGTGGAGTCTGTAAAAGAACTCAACAAGCAAGTGCAGGCGTTTAAAGTGGCCAATAGCCAGAAAGATTATATCACAGCCAAACAAGCCGAGGCCTTGGCCACACAAAAGGCTATTGATGCCATAAAAAAACAAGAGGCTGCTGAAATTTCAGCCGATAAAATCAAGAGGTCGGCAATAGCAACAATGGAAGCCGAACGTAGAGCAAGAGAAGCCACAGAGAAAGCGCAAAAAAGGGCCAATGATGAAAAAGACCGTTCCAGGAAATTAACCATTGAGGAACGGGTACAAAATGAAATAGCAAACAAAGTACTAAGGCAAGAGGCGCTGGAACGTTTAGGATTAGTTTCTGCTTACACTAAACTGAATAATGCAAGGACCGAAGCCAAAAATAAGCTACGGGATTTAATTGCCAGTGAAAGTGCATCGACTGCCGAGATAAAAAAAGCACAAAAAGAATTTGAAACTCTGGATCAAAAAGTAAGGAAAGCAGATCGGGCCGTTGGCGATTTTACAAAAAATGTGGGCAATTACCCTTTAAAAAACATTACATCCGGACTTAAAAATCTTATTGGTGCATTTGGTGTAACCGGAGGCATTGCGGCTTTTGCAGGAATAATGAAAGGCGCTTATGATACAGTTAAAAAGTTTGAACAGGGATTAGCCGATTTAAGTGCAATAACCGGAGCATCCGGTAAAGAGTTGGATTACCTAAAGAAACAAGCCATCGAATTAGGCAAATCTACTAAAGGTGGTGCCATTGCGGTTGTTGAAGCCTATAAGTTGATAGGCTCGGCAAAACCAGAATTACTGGAGAATGTAAAAGCGTTAAACCAGGTTACAGAAGCCACTTTGACCCTTTCTAAAGCAGCGGGTATGGAAATGCCACAAGCCGCTACCGCCCTGACTGATGCCATGAACCAATTTGGAGCAGATGCCAGTCAGGCAGCGGTTTTTGTGGATGCATTAGCTGCAGGGGCAAAATACGGAGCGGCCGAAATTCCTCAAACCACAGAAGCTTTATTACAATTTGGTGCCGTTGCAAGAACATCAAACATCAGTATCCATGAAAGTGTTGCTTTGATAGAGTTATTGGCTGAAAATGGAATAAAAGGAGCCGAGGCAGGAACCAAATTAAGAAATGTATTGCTTAAAATAGCGGCGCCAGATGCATTGCCGAAAGAAGGATTCAGAGCTCTTTCGCAGGCCTTAAAAGAATCAGGTGTTTCCATGGAGTACCTGAAAGATAAAACAGTTCCGGTTGAAGATAAATTAAAAGTCTTAAAGCCATTGTTAAGGGACAATGCCAATATTGTAAAAATATTCGGGGATGAAAATGCCACTGCAGCTATTAACATTATTGAACACAATGATCGTCTTAGAGAATTGACCAAAAGCACAAAGGAGCAAGGGGTTGCAGATGAACAAGCCGCGATAAAAATGGACACTGTGCAAGGAAAGACAGAGAAACTCTCCAGTACCTATGATAGTTTGGTTTTATCGATAGGAAGCGGGAGTGGTGTTGTTTCATCATTTTTTAAGATTCTTGTAGATGGTACGACCGAGGCTTTAGAAAGTTTAATTCGTTTTAATACTTCCTGGGACGAACTCTTTGATAAAGCTGCCGCAGAAGGAGAGAAAAAAGGGCGGAAATTAGGAGAGAATTTAGCCAATGAGCTTATTAAAAACGGGGCAAGAAAAAACAATCCAATAGGTAATTTAGAGGATGGAGAAAATGACATTGGTTGGCAAATAGCGGCTGAAGAAACAAAATTGGCAGAATTAAAAGCAGCTGCGAAAAAAGCAAAAAAAGATTCGTGGTCATTAGGAGAATC